TGGGGCGGCAGTGTAGAAGACGGCGTTGCCTTTATAAAATCGCGCGACCGTGTTATCTTACACCCTGACTGTGCGGAAACTGCGCGAGAGTTCCGCCTATACTCGTATAAGCAAGACCGCCTGAGCGGGGATATAATGCCGAAGATTGTCGATGCTAATAACCACTTCATCGACGCTCTGCGATATGCTCTCCAGCCGATGATTGGCGGGACGTCTCAACAAGTCTTCGGAGTGCTCTGATGGTCTGGCCTTTCAGCAAAAAAGAAACGGAAGTAAAGCAGCACCCAGCGGGGCAGTCTTTCCTAGTCAACGAAACTGTAAGCTGGCAGGGAGCGAACGACCGACGCGCATACATCCGCGAAGGCTATCAGCTAAACGTCATCGTATATCGCGCCATCCGAGAGATCGTCGAGGCGTCTAAGTCCATCAGCTTCGAACTATGCCAAGGTGACGAGGTGCTGACAGAGCATCCGGCGCTGACGCTCATGGCCCGCCCAAACCCGTGGCAAGCGTACGAAAGTTGGCTATCGGAAATGATGGTCAACCGAATGCTGTTCGGAGAAACCTTCTGCGTGGGAACCCCAGAAGGCCAGCCTGCTGAACTATGGCCACTCAATCCAATCGACATGGTGGTCAAGCCGGGGGCGCATGGACTGCCCAAGGCGTACTGTCACAAGAAGGGTAAGTCGGAGCAATATTTCGCAGTGGATCAAGTGACTGGCGAAAGTCAGGTCTTTTACATCAAGTCGTATAACCCGGACAATTATTGGCGGGGACAATCGCCCCTGATGGCGGCTGCGCTCTCGGCAGATACGCATAACGCGGGCAGCAAGTGGAACTACAGCCTGCTAAAGAACAGCGCCCGACCGAGCGGCCTTGTCCGGTTCAAGGGTGGCTATCCCGGCGGTGAGTCCATCCAGAGGATGCGAGAGTATTTCAAGAACGCACTCAGCGGTGAGCGCAACAGCGGCGAAATACCGATGCTGGCCGACGACGCCGAGTTCGTCGAGATGAGCAAGACGCCGATGGACATGGACTTCATCAACACGATGAAAGAAACGTCCAAATATGTCTCCTCTGCGTTCGGCGTTCCACTGCCGTTGATCGACAACGACGCCAGCACGTTCAACAATCTGGAGCAGGCGAAAGAGCGCCTATACACCGATACTGTTATCCCGCTGATGGACGAGTTCTTCGGGGCGCTGAATAACTGGTTGCTGCCTCGCTTCGGTGAAGACCTACGCTTTAAACTGGACCTCGACAGCGTTTCTGCGCTGGAAGGTATCCGGCAGAAGCTGTTTGACCGTGCGGTTCTGGCGTTTGAAAAAGGCGTTCTGACCCGCGAAGAAAGCCGCGTGATGATGGGCTTCCCGTCTGAAGGTGAGGGAGAATACACGCCGCTGCTGGCCCCTGTGATGGAGCAGAAGAGCGCGGAGCAAAAGCAATCGTTCAAGCCCCCGGCTGATGTGGTGAGCAACTACGGCAAGGGGCTTGAGATGCACGAAGAAGGCTTGACCGGGGACGGCATCGAGCCAACCACCATCCGCACAGCCACCCGCATCGTGAACGGCGGAAGCGTTTCCGACGAATGGGTCAGGAAGGCAAACAGATGGTGGGGAAGAAATGAACGTTTTCTTTCTGAGGAAAGGGATAGCGCGGCTTATGCTTCCGCTATGCTATGGGGTGGCGCGGCTGGTCGCGACTGGTATCGCGCCCGGTACAATGAACTTGAGCGTGAGAGCAAAGATGAGGAGGTCAGCGACGCGGTTCGTGAGGGGCTTAAAAATAAGGTTGAGGAACACAATGAAGATGTCGGCGACGTTCCATCTAAGCGCACCAACCTGCGCACCTTAACCACAGTGTTTCGTCGCGGCGTCGGGGCTTACAATACAAACCCCGGCAGCGTAAGGCCAAACGTCAACAGTGCTGACCAATGGGCATATGCGCGGGTAAATAGTTATCTCTACGCACTAAGGAACGGCAAGTTCCGCAGCGGCAAGCATGACACGGACTTACTGCCGGAAGGCCACCCGATGACGACGCGCAAGAGCGCCGGGGCTGAACTTCTTCGCAAGATCGCATATGGCTACTGAACTAGAGGAAATGGAAGAGGCGGCGACGCCTATCGTTTCCAAGACGCTCACAAGCCTAATGCGAGACATGCTCGCCCAGTACGAAGCAGACGACATGGTGAGCCTGCCGACGGATGCGAACGAGCGCGTGGGCAAGATGCTCAGTGACGTTTATCAAGTCGCTATGCGTGAGACTGGGCAGAACTTAGTTGATGACCTAAAAGACTGCTTCCCGCAGCTAGAAACCAAGCAGGACGAAGAGAGCCTGTTTGAGAAGCTAGTCGCGGAATATCTGGAACGGTTTGGCGCAGCGAAGATATTCCAAATCACTGAGACGACCCGTAAGCAAATTATGGGCGTGATTAACGAAGGACAGAAAGAAGGCTTGGGCAGTCAGCAAATTGCTGACCTAGTGCGAGCAGCCATCCCTAGCTTCAGCCGCTCTCGCTCAATGCTCATTGCCAGAACTGAAACGCATGGCTCGTCGCAATTCGCATCATTACGCACAGCGCAACAATCAACCCGACCACTCGTCAAAAAATGGAACAGCGTTGAGGATGCGAGAACTAGAAGCATCCTGATGGACGACACGCATGACCATCGCGTCATAGATGGGCAGAGAGTAGCGCTTGAGCAGTCGTTTATGGTGCCGACAATCTTTGGCACGAAAGAGCCTTTGCTATATCCCGGCGACCCAAATGGCACTGCTGGCAATGTTATCAACTGCCGTTGTTCAATGACATATCGTCGAGCCGATAGAGACAGCGAAATAAGTGTGCCAACGGCGGCAGCAACTAGACGGACTGGTCCGTTCGAATATGAATCCTTTGTGGCTCCGACGAGCGTCGCAACAATGAATAAATTCATTACAGATAAAGGTCTTGCAGATTCCGCTGATCTGAGAGGCCTAAACGTAAAAGCCACTGCTCCACAACTTAAAGCGATCCTTGAGGTAAAAGAAAGGTTTGGGTTGAAGCCGCTTGCCGGAATCGGGCCGATAAGTAGATTCCTACCGAGGACAAGAAGTGGAAAAAATGTCGAAGCGTCTGTTTTTACTAATATTACGCACAAAGATACCGGAAATCGCGGCATTCTAAACCTACCCACTAAGTTCGGGAAAGACTCTGAACAGATACGTTTGGCGAGGGGAGCGCGGAGCCGCGTCTCTCTTTATCAAGACAGACAAGAAGATAGCTGGCAGAATATATCCTCGAGAATAGACCCAGAAGAGTCACTTTCTGAAAGATACAACCAGATGAGAAGTGCAAACCGTAGCGAGTATTCGTGGACGGTTGGCAATACAGAAGAGCCAGAGCGCCGCCGAAATAGCACAATTTTCCACGAATATGGCCATGTCATTCATCTTACTGAGCGAGATTCCGACTTGTCGCGGGAAATTAATAAGTTCCTAAAAACCAGAGAGCCAAGAAAAAACCATTGGGACATATTGGTGTCAAAGTACAGCAGCGAAGACGATGACGAATATATCGCGGAAACCTTTGCGCTCTACATGATGGATGAGAGCGAGCATTACCGAATCCACCCAGAACTTCTGAAGTTATATAAGAGATATGATCGTGCAAATAACGATTGATGAAGCCATGGACATGCTGAGAGCAGCCAAGCCCGGAGAAGCCTTAAATACGGTTGATGAGATACGGAGTCTATACAGAGAAGACGATGCGGAAGAGGTTCTAGGATGGCTTGAGGAAAATGCAATCCTAAAGGATGCAAAAGCCGAAGGCGAAATCTTTATCTCTGCTTGAGAAGATAACCCGTAAATACGCGTCACTTTGCAGAAATGCCCATTGATGCTATAGTTCTGGGTATCTTTGCAAAGGTGCATAATGCCAGAACCCAACTCAACGGAAAGCCGCGACGAATGGTTAGATCGCTGCATGGGCGATGCGGAAGCCGTTGCAGACTTTCCAAATAACGACCAACGCTTTGCGGTTTGCGTGAGCAAGTGGGACGAGAGGTCAGACGACATGGAAGTAGAGCAGAAGTCGCTGGACGTCAGCGTGAAGATGGTTGGCGAAGAAGGCCAGATTGAAGGCTACGGTGCAGTCTTCGGCAACGTGGACAGCTACGGCGACGTCATTG